GATGTCAACAGAATTCGAGGCAGCATTACCACCACAGATAAGCGTAGACAAATTTATTAGAACAACGCTAACAGCAGTTCAAATGAATCCTGATCTATTGCAAGCAGATAGAAAGAGTTTGCTTGGGACATGCATGAAAGCAGCTCAAGATGGATTAATGCTTGATGGCAGAGAAGCAGCACCAGTAATTTTTGGTGGCAAGGGAGGAAAGACGGTTGCGTATATGCCAATGGTTGGTGGAATTCTTAAAAAGATCCGCAACTCTGGTGAACTAGCAAGTATTTCTGCACAAGTTGCATATAGCAATGACATGTTTGATTACCAGCTAGGCGATGATGAAAAAATTATTCATAAGCCACTTCTTGGAGGTGATCGAGGAACACCGATTGCGGTTTATTGCATAGCTCATACCAAAGATGGTGCAATTTATCGAGAAGTTATGTCCTTAGCTGATGTAGAAAAAGTACGCAAATCTTCAAGAGCAGGCAACTTCGGCCCCTGGAAAGATTGGTGGGATGAAATGGCAAAGAAAACAGTTATTAGAAGAATTTCAAAACGCTTGCCATCAAGTGCTGATGTTGATGCAGTAATGCAGGCAGACTTAGAAGCTTCTGGCTTTGAAAATAATAAACAACCTGTAAATATTACTCCTACTCCTGATCAACAAGAGAAGCCATTATCAAGATTAAAAGAGTCAATTGGTATGGATGACGAAGATGCAGCGAAAGCAGCTAAAGAAGTTATAAACGACTTAAAGGAATAAGAGGAATAATGCATTTTTATTCCTTCAATATTGGCGATTACATCAGCCATACGAAACACTTATCCAACATGGAGGATCTGGCATACCGTAGGTTGCTGGATCTTTACTATCTCCATGAGCGTCCGTTGAGCGAAGACGTAACACTCGTTGCACGGAAAATTAATATGAAGGATAATGTGCCAGAAGTGCAGGTTATCTTGGAAGAATTTTTCACACTTGAAGTTGGCAAAGGATGGACAAGTCCAAGAGCTGATGAAGAGATCGGAAAGTACAAAAGTAAAGTGCTAGCAGCGTCTAGAGCGGGAAGAGCCTCTGCTTTGGCTAGGGCTAACGCTAGTTCAACAGTGGTTCAACCAAACAAGAAACAAGAAACATTAAACAAGAAACAAGAAACAAATAAGAAGACGCTAAAGCGTCCTCGTTCTGTTACTAAAAAAACTTGGGATGACTTCTTGAGGCACAGAAGGAACGTGAAGGCCCCTCTAACTGAGACTGCGTTAAAAGGTATTACCAATGAGGCTAAGAAGGCTTCAGTGAGCTTAGAGGAGGCTCTGACGATGTGTCAGGCAAGAGGATGGCGTGGTTTTAAAAGTGATTGGTTGGCGAAAGAGAAAAAATCTTTTGCTACGACTAGTTACGGAGAAGGAGTGCAAGAGATATGACTTTAAAAAAATTAATCGACAAAGACAGACCAACAGAAGAACGAATTTGTCCTGAGCATGGTGCGTATACCGCAACAAACTTTCTTGGAGAGCATTGGACGGCATGTCCTAAGTGCTTGGACATAATTCAAGAAAAGCAAGAGGAAGAGAGAATTGAACGAGAAAAGGAAGCAGCGTTAGAACGAGAGCAACTCAAATGGAAAGCAAAAATAAATGGTGCAGCTATTCCTGAGAGATTTAAAGATCGGACATTGGATAGCTACATAGCAAAAACAACTGGTCAAAAGAAAGCATTAGCTTTTTCAAAAGAGTATGCAGAAAACTTTGATCAGGTTATGAAGGCAGGACGTTCTGCCATCTTTGTCGGCAAACCAGGGACAGGAAAGACCCATTTAGCGATAGGCATTGCGTTGGAAATTATTAAGCAACAACGGTCACCAGTATTTGTCACCGTGCAACGTCTAATCAGAAGAGTTAAAGATAGCTGGCATACAAAGAACGAAACAGAGAGCGAAGTGGTTGATGTCTTTGCATCACCAGACTTGCTCATACTGGATGAAGTTGGAGTGCAGTTTGGATCAGAGTTTGAGAAACAAATGTTGTTTGATGTACTTAACGAACGCTATGAAAAGCTGAAGCCATCAATTTTATTATCAAACATTCCAAGAGAACAATTATCGGATTATCTTGGTGAACGTGTCACTGACAGACTACGTGAAAATGGAGGAAAGATGATTGGTTTTGATTGGGATAGTTATCGTAAAAACCTATGACAAAAGAAGAAAAAATTGCAGCAGCAAATGCACGGATAAAAGAACTTGAATTCTTTCTCCACCAAGCTGATCAAGTGACCCAACCTGTTCACACTGCTAATTGGCTCGATCATTTAGATCGCAAGAATTACGCAAAGAAAAGAATCAAGGAACTTGAACTCTTGCTCCACCACTGGGCAAAATGAAAAAAGAAACTATTATGCTAATTGTTAATTACAAACAACAACTTGCAGAGCTAGACAGATACTATTGGTTTGAAGATATGCCAGAACACGAATACTTAATGAGGTTCGAGGCAATAAAAGAACGTCTAAATAAGTTGGAGCAAAAAGATGATTGAAGTTGTATTAGGTTGGCCTCCAACTGAACTTAGTCCTAACGCAAGATTGCATTGGGCTAAATTAGCAAGAGCAAAAAAACAATATAGAAATGCTTGTTTTAGTGTTTCAAAAGAACAATTAAAAAAATTTAAGACAGATAATATTCCTGAAAAATTAGTACTTGAGATGACATTTATACCACCAGATAGAAGAAATTATGACCGAGATAATTTAGTTGCAAGAATGAAGGCAGGTATTGATGGATTGGCAGATGCGCTTAAGATAAATGATAAGCGGTTTAATACTGTGATTTCAACGATGGACTCAGACTACCTCGGTGGTTTTGTCCGCATACGCATCCTACAGGAGATTCCTTATGGCACGAAAAGTGAAAAACCTATCAGTGAAGACACGAGAATACAAAGATAGGGACGGCAACGACAAAGCTAACTGGCAAAACATCGGAGTCATTATGGAGAATGACCAAGGCAAACAATTTATGCTGATAGACCGATGGGTAAACTTAGGAGGTTTGCCTGATTTCAGTGGCAAGCCAAATCCATCAGCAGTAATGGTTAATATTTTTGACGTTGATGAAAATTATCAGCCTAGAAACAATGGCCCATCTTTTAAAAGTCAGGACAATGATATAGCATTTTAACTGGTTAATAATCGATATTAATCATCTAGAAAAGGGAATGCCCCAGAATGATGAAATCCATTATCACTCTGGAGCATCGGCTCTAGCGTTGGGGATGAACCAGAGCCTAAAGGTAGACCACTCCTTACTTCTTTGGTGGCCTACCTTTTTTAGTTCCGTATGTGCCTTTGCCTTTGGGCATAATGACCTCCCCCTCTGTTATTCCTAAATATGAAAGAAACTTCTTATTTTGTCAATGGTTTTATATTCCTCTCCAATATCTATTTTCGCTAATTCTTTAATATCTATTTTTGCCAGTATTGCTTCTAGTTCTAATACTCTTGATAACACGCCTGTTAATAAAACATCTTGTCTCATCTGATGCCTAATCAAATCTGTGCAATAATTTTTTACTCCTTCATTGTCATCGCTTTTTAAAACTTCTCTAATACGCATCTCGACAGACAATTGTAATTCTATGGGTGGCTCGTCTATTTCGATATTGAGAAATTTTTTTTTGTCCATTGACTTAGCTACTGAAGATGTAACGGACTGGGGAATAGTTTTTCCTCTAGTACATCAACTGCACGATCATCCAATGTGTTTGAGGTCTGTCTACAAATCACACGAAGTAAATCTATTATTAACCTCTTGCAGCCTGTCGTAGAAAGGAATCGTAAAAGTATAGGCTTAAGTATCTTGTACATAATTTATGCCTTTTTTAAAACATAGCACACGTTATTGGATCTTGCCTTCTATCCTGCTAACCGCTTCTGACAGCTTGTTTAACCTATAATAGATATCTCTAATATCTTTTTCTCTGCGATTACTTACGTTAGATATCACCATCACAAGTGCAGTAGCTGCTGCCCCTATTAGTGCTGGCAAGATGTCGTGCATGTATTTTTGTTAGATTAACGCTAATGTTAAGTTGCATTATATTTACTTATGGTAGACAAACCAACCCCACCCTTCTCTGAAACAAAAAAAGAAGAGAAGAAAGGATTGATTGGAAAGCTTCAAGAAATCAGTCCCGATAAGGACGAACAGGTCGCACTCATTGGAGTAGCAGTAAGACTAGGAATAGTGGTCTGGTCAGGCTTCATACTCACATTGGCGTACGTTGACCTACCAGGATTCCAGAAACAAAACTTCGATCCGACTTT